GACATCGCTTGCCGGGTCGATGCGCTACCACGGCATGACCGAGGCCGAGATTCTGGCCGCGCTAAATGTCGCAAATGAGACTCGCTGCGACGTGCCGCTTCCTGCGAGTGAGATTGCGCAGATCGCGCGCTCGGTGGCTCGATACGAACCAGAAGAGGACAAGGCCGCCAGCGTCGCGCTCGGCACCGCAGTCGCCGAGGAGCTGCTGCGCAACCAGACAAAAGACCGCTGGCTACACAACGCGGATGACTTCAGCCAACAGCCCGCGCCCATCAAGTGGCTGGTGAAGGGCTGGATTCAGGCCGATGCCATGATCATGGTCCACGGACCAAGTGGGTCCGGCAAGACGTTTCAAGTTCTCGACTGGGTGGCGCGCATCGCGTCAGGCCAGCCAGAATGGCTCGGAAAGAAGGTCCGGCAGGGCGGTGTTGTCTACCTCGCTGGCGAAGGTCACGTCGGCCTACGGGCGCGCCTGGCGGCGTGGAAGCACCTGCACGGCGTCGAGCGAATCGGCGACATGTGGATATCCGACAGCGGCTGCGACTTGAATACGCCGAGCGGCTACATCAAGGCGGTCGAGCATATTCGACTGCTCGAAAGCCCGCCGCGCGTCATCGTTGTTGATACCCTGCACCGATTCCTTGCAGGCGACGAGAACTCTGCCCAAGACGCCAAGACCATGCTGGACGCCTGCGCCGGGCTGATGCGCGAGTTCGACTGCACTGTGATACTGGTCCACCATACCGGCGTAAGCGAGGAAGCACAGCATCGCGCCAGAGGCTCCAGCGCGTGGCGTGGCGCGCTTGATGTCGAGATATCAGTGGTGCCGGGCGAGGTGATTCAGCTCATCCAGCGGAAGAGCAAAGACGCCGAAATACCGGAACCCGTGAACGTTCGGATACAGGGCGTGCAGATACCAGGCTGGGTCGATGAGGACGGAGAACCCGTCACCAGCGGGGTTATGGTCGAGGCTGATACCGCCGCGATGAACGTAAACAGCAAGCTTGCGCAGCATCGAAACCAGTTCGAGTCGGCCTGGGAATCAAGCGGCAAAGATGTTCGGATGAATTTGCCGTATTTATCTCGGGACGATTTAATTCAATATCTAATTGATGACAAGGGCATCAAGGAGGCGTCGGCCAAGATCTACGTGAAGCCCAACCAAAAGGGTCGCATAATATGCGAGTTAATATCTAATAATATCATTGAAGTATATGGTTCCGGCTGGTTAGTTGTCGATGAGGTGCACAGTAGTGCTATGCTGGCGCTGCGGAACAAAACGGAACAATAGGGGAACAGTTCCGTTTTGTTCCCCGGGATAAGGGTACATGCAGGGGAACAAACAGGAACAACAACACTAAGTGTTGTTCCTTTGTTCCAGCATGTATCGGCAAGTTTGTAGCATTGAAGCGGTACAGACGCGGAAAGGAGTAAGATTGTGCAAGATGCCAACTCCCGCCAGCTCGGCGGGACTCACTACATGGATCGAGCCATGCAGCCGTGGGATTATATAGCGGCTAATAACTTAGGGTTTTTTGAGGGTAATGTCGTAAAATACGTCACGCGCTGGAAGGACAAAGGCGGCGTCGCCGACTTGGAGAAGGCGAGGCATTATTTGGATAAATTGATTGAGATTGTCGGTAATGAGACCAAAGGCTAGAAAATACGACCGCGAAAAAGTTTGCGCAGATATTTTCGCCGACATGAGAAACGGCCTTAGCGCGCTAAAGGCGTGCAAGAAAAACGGGGTTCCTCAAAGCTGTTTGAACGATTGGCTGAATCAGGATCCACAACTTGCCGCAGAATACGCGCGAGCTAGAGAAGAGCTTCACGACTTCATCGCCGGAGAGATCCTTCAGATCGCCGACCAACCGCCGCCTTTGACGCCAGACGGCAAGGTCGACAACGGCGCAGTGCAGGCGATGCGCTTGCAGGTCGATACCCGCAAGTGGCTACTGTCCAAGCTGGCCCCGAAACGCTACGGCGAGCGGGTGGCGCTGGCGGCTGATGAGGAGTCGCCGCTTCAGGTCGGCATCAACGTGAACTTCGTAAAGCCCAATGGCTGAAGCTAACTTGCCCGACTGGGCCGAAGTTCTTTTTGACGAGTCGGCGCGATACATCGCCGTGCGCGGCGGGCGTGGTTCCGGCAAGAGCCGGTCGGTCGCCACCGCATTAGTGCTCAGGGCCGCACAGAAGCCTCTACGGGTGCTTTGCGCTCGGGAGATACAGAAGAGTATCAGGGACTCGGTAAAACGCCTCCTAGACGACGAGATTGCGCGCTGCGGGCTAGGGAAGTTCTTCGTCTCAACGGATACAGAGATCAGAGGCAAGAACGGCAGCTTGTTCCTGTTCGCCGGGTTGAGAACAAACGTCGACTCGGTGAAGTCGATGGAAGGCATCGAGGTCTGCTGGATCGAAGAAGCGCAGACGGTCAGCCAGTCGAGTCTTGATACTTTGATCCCGACCATCCGACAGGAAGGCAGCCAAATCTGGCTAACTTGGAATCCGAAATACGAAACCGATCCGGTCGAGGTGATGTTCTCAGGCTCGACGCTGCCGCCTTCAACGCGGCTGGTGACTGTCAACTACGACTCGAACCCATGGTTCCCCGAAGTCCTGCGCGCCGAGATGGAGTACGACCGCGCCCGCGACCCGGAAAAGTACCAGCACGTCTGGCGCGGCGCTTACCTGACGAATTCAGAGGCGCGCGTGTTCCGAAACTGGAAGGTCGAGGAGTTCGAAGCTCCCAAGGACGCGATTCACAGGCTCGGCGCCGACTGGGGCTTTGCGGTCGACCCGACTGTATTGGTTCGCTGTCACTTGGTCGGTCGGACTCTGTACGTCGACCACGAGGCCTACGCGCTGGGCTGCGACATAACAGCAACGCCGGACCTGTTCATGTCGGTGCCGGAGGCCGAGAAGTGGCCGATGGTGGCCGATAGCTCGCGGCCCGAGACAATCAGCCACATGCGAAAGCATGGCTTCCCGCGAATCACTGCGGCGGTGAAGGGCGCGAACAGTGTCTCTGAGGGCATCGAGTGGCTGAAATCCTACGATATCGTCGTTCACCCGCGCTGCCAGCACGTCATTGATGAGCTGTCGCTCTACAGTTACAAGACGGACACCTTGACAGGAGCCGTGCTTCCTGTTCTGCAGGACAGAGACAATCACTGTATCGATGCGTTACGATATGCGCTTGAAGGCGTCCGCAGGGCGCAGGCTGCGCGGCCAGTCGCCGAGGTGACGCCGCTAGCCGTGGCGAATCGCTGGAGATAGCATGGCTCGAATCAGTAAAGAACAACGACTGCTTGACGTACACGAGGAGGCGCTGAGCCGCTTCGACGATATCCAGTCTGCGCTTCGCGACGAGCGGCTGCAGTGCCTGCAGGATCGACGGTTCTACTCTCTCAGCGGCGCGCAGTGGGAAGGCCCGCTCGGCTACCAGTTCGAGAACAAACCGCGCTTTGAAGTCAATAAGATTCACCTTGCGGTGATCCGCATCATCAACGAGTACCGCAACAGCCGCGTCACGGTGGACTTCATCGCCAAAGACGGCGCGACGAATGAGGAGCTGGCCGAGACATGCGACATGCTGTTCCGCGCCGACGAGCAGGATTCGACGGCTGATGAGGCTTACGACAACGCCTTTGAGGAAGCGGTGGCCGGTGGCTTCGGCGCCTGGCGGCTGCGCTCTTGCTACGAAGACGAGTACGACCCAGAGAACGAACACCAGCGCATCAAGATCGAGCCTATCTTCGACGCTGATAGTTCAGTCTTCTTCGATCTCGACGCCAAGCGCCAGGACAAAGCCGACGCGCGGTACTGCTACGTCGTGCATTCCGTCACGCGCGAGGCGTACAAAGAGGAGTGGGGCGACGACCCGTCCGACTGGCCGAAGCTGGTGCAGCAGGTCGAGTTCGACTGGGACACGCCGGACGTGGTGTATCTGGCTGAATACTACCGCGTGGAAGAGGCGTCCGAGCTGATTCGGACCTTCCGCAACATCGACGACAGCGAGGAAAAGTACTCTCAAAGCGACTTCGAGGCCGACGAAGAGCTTGAGGAAACGCTAGCGGCAATCGGTGCGGTTGAGGTCAAGCAGCGGCGCATCAAGCGGCGTCGTGTGAGAAAGTACATTCTCTCAGGCGGAAAGATCCTCGAGGACTGCGGTTACATCCCCGGCACCTGCATTCCGGTCGTTCCGGTCTACGGGAAGCGCTGGTTCGTCGATAACGTCGAGCGCTGCATGGGTCACGTGCGTTTGGCGAAAGACGCGCAGCGCCTCAAAAACATGCAGCTGTCCAAGCTCGGCGAGATTAGCGCGCTGTCGTCTGTCGAGAAGCCGATCATGGTGCCGGAGCAGGTGGCCGGGCACCAGGTGATGTGGGCTGAGGATAATATCAAGAATTATCCCTATTTGTTGGTCAACCCGATCAATTCAACTGACGGAACCCAGCAGTTCGCTGGCCCGCTGGCCTACACGCGCTCGCCTGCAATCCCGCCTGCTTTGGCAGGGCTGCTTCAGCTCACAGAGCAGGACATGGCCGATATCTTGGGGAACCAAGGCGAGGCCGACAAGATTGTTAGCAATATCAGCGGCAAGGCCGTTGAGATGATCCAGCAGCGTCTGGACGGCCAGACGTTTATCTACATGAGCAATTTTGCCAAAGCGATGAAGCGCTGTGGCGAGATCTGGCTCGCGATGGCGCAGGAGATTTACGTCGAAGAAGGCCGGAAAATGAAGGGCGTGGCGGTCACCGGCGACACGCAGCCGCTGGTGCTCATGCGTCCGAAGGTGGATGAGGAGACGGGGCGCATCGAGTTCGAGCACGATCTCTCCGACGCCAAGTTCGACGTGGTTGCTGATGTCGGCCCAAGCAGCGCCAGCAAGAAGAGCGCAGCCGTGCGCGCGCTGACAGGCATGATGCAGATTACGAGCGACCCAGAGACGCAGATGGTGCTTCAGGCTTTGGCACTCATGAACATGGAGGCCGAAGGACTCGGCGACGTTCAGGACTTCTTCCGCAAGCGCCTGGTCGGCATGGGCGTGGTCAAGCCGACCGAGGAAGAGCTAGCCGAGATGGAGCTGGCAGCAGGCCAAGGCCAGCCGCAGGATCCGAATGCGATCTACCTGCAAGCCGCAGCGGAGGAAGCCGTCGCCAAGGCCGAGAAGGCCCGCGCGGATGTGATCGACACGATTGCGGATGCGGAACTGAAGCAAGCGAAAACGGCAGAGGTGCTGGCGGGCATTGGCGTCGAACCCGTGGCTGCGTCCGCCTCCCCTCCCTCGGCCACGCCTGGCGCCCCGGCCAGCACTTCTGCCGCCTCGCCTGCTCCCAACGTGCTCGACGAGATCGAGACCGAGAAGAAGCTTCTTCAGCTCGAGCAGCTGCGCCTCGAGACCTCGCTCAAGTTCCGCGAGGCGCAGGCGAAAGAGGACGAGAAGGAGCAGCTCGAGAAGCTGCGCCAGGCCGAGCTGTCAGTTCAGGACGCAGCCGAGCAGTTGGTTACGGCGAGTCAGGACATCAAAGCCACAATCGACGCGCTGATTCGATCCAACGAATCGACAGCGAAGGACGCCATCGAGGCGATCAAGCGTCCGAAACGCATCATCAGAGAAAAGGGCCGCATCGTCGGCGTGGAGTAAACAATGACGCTTCAGTATTCCGTAACTGTTCGCAACGCCAAGCTCGATGCGGTTGAGACCGCCATCGGCGCTTCGGCTGTACTCAAAATCCGCACCGGCTCGGC